AGAACTTTAAACGATTACTTTTTAACTGCTGAAATAGAAGATATATCAACTGCATCTTCTACTTTTGTTGCAGTACCAGATGGCGGTAGAGTTATTAAAATTATAACTGCTCTACAAGGTGCTATTTCTGGTTCTGATGCAGCTATCACTTTTGAAATTGGTGGAACTGCTATGACTAGCTCAGCAATTACTGTAGCTCAATCTGGTTCAGCTGCTGGTGATGTAGATACATCAGAGCCTACAGCTGCAAACTCAGTATCAGAAGATGGAACTATTGAAATGATTACAGATGGTGCATCAACTGGAGCACAAAAACTTTTAGTTACATTTGTAGTTAGAAGATAACAGAATTTGGGGGATCTTGCCTAGCCGGTACTTCCCCCAAGTACACAACAAAAATTTTTTAGGAGAAACGACTATGCCAATGGTGGGAAAAAAGAAATTTGCTTATACAAAAAAAGGTAAAGCTGCTGCAAAAAAAGCTGCGAAGAAAATGGGCAAAAAAGTAAAAATGAGAAAATATTAATGAAAGGTAAAATGAAAGGCAAAGCAGTTCTTACTGCTAAGCAAAAAACTTTACCAAAAAAGCTTCAAGCAAAGATTGTCAAATCTAAAATGAAGAAAAGAAAATAAGGAGTAAATAAGATGGCTTTTAATTATGGTTTAAGACCAACAACAGTACAAATGCTAGCATCAAGTGGTACATCAAGTGCCTCAAGTGCTTTTGGTGCATATACTTTATATGTAAGAATATGTGCAGACGCAGATTGTCATATTTTGTTCGGTTCAAGTCCTACAGCTACTTCTAGCAGTATCTTTATACCGGCAGATCAACCAGAAATATTTAAGGTTAATCCAGGTGAAAAAGTTGCAGCTATAGGTTCAGCAAATGTTTCTATTTCTGAATTAAGCTAGTGGCAAAACAAAAATTTGTTCATTTCGTTCCAAGAGATAAGCCTCCTAAATTAGGAAAGCACAAAAAATCTCAATCCAAATCGGAGAAAAGGCAAAAGAAACAAACTAGATATAAAGGTGGTGGCCGATGAGTAAGATTGTTGAAAAAAATGGTTTAGTTACAGAAACTTTTTATGGAACAGAAAAGGGTGTTGTCCAGGAAAGAAAAATTGATCATAAACCAATTTTAGAACACAATAAAAAATTATATAATCAAAATGATGGTTACTCACCTGATAAAGGATTAAAAAGAATAGCTTCTATTCCTACAATCATTTTAGAGATTTGGGCAAAAGAATATAATGGTGATCAAAACAAAGGTAATTGGTTTGCTTTACCAAAAGATGTTCAAACTAAAATTTTAAAAGAAAAATTAAATAGTTCTGATTATAGATATTTTAGAACTGCACCAGGTAATTTTTAATGGCATTAACTAACTACACAACACTTAAAGCATCTATAGCTAACTGGTTAAACAGATCAGATTTAACTGATGAGATAGCAGATGATTTTATAGTTTTAACAGAAGCTGATTTTAACTCTAAGTTAAGAGTTAGAAAAATGATAGCTCAAAGCACTATTACAATTGATAGTGAAACTGAGTCTATACCTACAGGCTTTTTACAAGTAAGAGATTTTTACATTTTAAGTGGTAGTACGAAATATCCTTTACGTTACATGACTCCATCACAAATGGATCAAGTAAAAGGTACTTCTGTTACCGGCATACCACAAGCTTATACAATTTTAGGTGATACATTTAGATTTACACCAAAGCCTGATAGTAGTTACTCAGGTTACTTAAATTATTATAAAAAGTTTGATGCACTATCATCAACTAATGCTACAAATTTTATTTTAACAGATCACCCAGCTATATATTTATATGGCTCATTATTTCATGCTGCTAATTTTTTAGGTGGCTACAATCCGCAACAAGTTCAAACTTGGCAACAGATGTACGCTACAGCTCTTGAACGACTAGAATTAAATGACAGAGAAGATCAATTTAGTGGATCACCTCTACAAATTAGAAGTGAAGATACAATCGCTTCACCATTTAAAGAAAATTATACATCAACAACTAATTCGGCTTAATTATGCAATTACCTTTTGGAGAATGGCTACCTGATCAACCAGATCATCTTAATCCTGGTGCTACAGTAGCAACCAATGTGTACCATGCACAATCAAGTTACAAACCAGTTAAAGGTTTAGTTGCTTATAGTGGTGCATCTAATGTAACACAAAATGCTAAAGGTGCTGGTAGTTTTAGAGATAACACAAACACAGTATTTACTTTTGTTGGTACAAAAGACAATATTTACAAATTAACATCTGGTACATTTACAAGTGTTAAAGGTAGCTGCACAGTTAGTGGTGGCGATACAGATTTTTTTACATTTACTCAGTTTGGCCAATATGTAATTGCAAGTAATGGAGTTAATCCTCCAATGTATTATTTAATGGGTACATCAACTAATTTTGCAACTTTGCAAAGCTTAGTTACAAGTAGTGGCTCAGGTACAGTACCATCTAAATTTAGAGTAAGTGGTGTTGTTAGGGATTTTTTAGTAACTGGTAACATTGAAAATGCAAAAAACAGAGTTGCTTGGTCAGGTTTGAATGACATATCAACTTGGGAAGCTGGAGTTAAATCTAGTGATACACAAGACTTACCTGGTTCTGGTGGACAGATTGTTGCCATAACTTCTGGTGAGGTTGGTTATGTATTTAGGCAAAATCAAATAATTAGAATGGACTTTGTCGGTGGTAATGTAATTTTTAGATTTTCAGTTATATCACCAAACAGAGGAGCTGTTTATGGACAAACAGTTTGCCAGGACAACAGACAAATATTTTTCTATGCCGAAGATGGTTTTTTTCAAATTAATGGCGACCAGGTTTTACCGATTGGTGCAGAAAAAGTTAATAGATTTTTTGATAGTGATTTAAACAAAGCTTACACAGATAGAATTACAGCTGCGGTAGATCCATTTAATACTTTAGCGTTATGGTTATATCCAAGTAAAAATAATCCTAACACTACTGGTATTTGCGATAAAATATTAATTTATAATTATGTAACGCAAAAATGGTCAGTAGCTAATGTAAAAGCTTCACAAATATTTAAACAGTTTATGGTGGTTAATACTGTAGAACTGATGGATATTATTTCAGAAAATTTAGATGATATAAATATATCACTAGACAGTGCTTACTGGACAAGTGGACAGTTATACTTAGGTGCAATTGATGAAAACTTTAAGGCAGCTATATTTTCTGGAAAAGCTTTAGAAGCAGAATTAGAAACAAAAGAAACAGAATTATTTCCTGGCCTTAGAGCAAACATAACAGGAGTTAGACCCTTAGTTGATGCTTCATCAAATGTTGTAATTAAAACTAGAGATAAACTTGCAGATGCAGTTATAAGTTCTTCTTCAAGTACAATAAATACAACTGGTATAGCACCAGTAAGACAATCAGGAAGATATTTTAGAGCAAGTGTAAAAATACCAGCAGAGAGTATTTGGACTCATGCTCAAGGAATAGACTTAACTGCTAGTCAAGGAGGCTCTAGGTAATGAGTGATAAAGTGGATATAGATAACATAAGGTATTCAATTGAAACTCAAGAGTTCTTTCAAAGACAAGTGGAAGAAGCTGTAAATAATTTAATTAATAAAAATAATAGTGAAAGCGATAAAGCTTTTTCTTGGTTTATGAATTAGGAGTTATATGACAACAAACATAAAAGATTATTCAACTACACAAGCAAGCAACACTACATTAAATTCTATTGATGTAGATGAGGGGATGCTACCTAGTAATTTGAACAATGCCATTAGAGCATTAATGAAGAATACTAGAGATTGGTTTAATGATGCACAATGGATTGAGTATGGTGATGGTTCTGGTGCATTTACTGCTGCTTATGCGTCAGCTACATCTTTCACAATCGCTGGTGCAGATGTAACTTCTGTTTATCATGCTGGAAGAAGAATTAAATTAACAGCATCAACACCTGGTACAATTTTTGGAACGATCTCAAGCTCATCATTTTCTACAAACACAACAGTCAATGTTACTTGGGATAGTGGTAACTTATCAAATGAAGCTATTACTACAGTTTATATTGGTGCTTTATCTAAAACAAATGATTCTATACCTACAGGAATTGCTGCAACTAAAATTGCAGATGGATCAATTTCAAATACAGAATTTCAATACTTAAATGGAGTATCAAGTGCTATCCAAACTCAATTAGATGCTAAACAAGCAACTATTACAGGATCAGCTTCTACTATTGATACTGAAAGTTTAACTGCTGACAGAGCAGTAATATCTAATGGCTCACAGAAGATTGCAGTATCAGATGTAACCTCAACAGAATTAGGTTACTTAGATGGTGTAACAAGTGCAGTACAAACACAAATAGATTCAAAACAAGCAACCATAACTGGTGGTGCATCAACTATAGCATCATCTGACTTAACTGCCTCAAGAGCATTACAATCAAATGGTTCAGGTAAAGTAGAGGTTAGTGATGTAACAACAACTGAGCTTGGTTATCTTGATGGAGTATCATCTGCAATTCAAACTCAGCTAGACGCAAAACAAACAAGTGATGCACAATTAACTGATATTGCTGGACTAACACCAACTGATAGTAATTTTATTGTTGGTGATGGATCAAACTTTGTAACAGAGTCTGGTGCTACTGCTAGAACATCTTTAGGATTAGGTTCAATTGCTACACAAGCTGCAAACAATGTTTCAATATCTGGTGGAGCAGTAACAGGACTTGGTTCTCCATCTGCTAGTTCAGATGCAGCTACTAAAAATTATGTAGATCAAGCTGTTGCTGGACTTAGAACTAGAACGATAGCCGAATGTGCAACAACTGCAAATGTTAATTTATCAAATGGCTTAGAAGCTGGTGATACTATTGATGGTGTTACCCTTGTTGCTGGTGATAGAGTTTTAGTTAAAGATCAAAGTACAGCTAGTGAAAATGGATTATACTTAGCAGTATCAAGTGGTGCTGCATCAAGAGATCCAGAGCATGATAGTATTGCTGAACTATCTGGTGGAATGGTTGTAGTTAATCAAGGAACTGCAAACGATAATAAAATATTTTTATGTACTACTGATAACACAGGATCAGTTGGCTCAACTTCAATCACTTATACTGTAGTTACACCTAGTAACACAGGAACAGTTACTTCTGTTGGAGTAGCTGATGGTGGAGCTTCTGAATTTACAGTTGGTAGCTCACCAATAACATCTAGTGGAAATATCA